TTTCAATACACAACTGCACAAGGCGGTTTGTCAGCGAGGCAGAACTTGAGGCGGCTCGTGCTGAAATGGATGCCAGAACCTATAAACAAGAATTTGAAGCCACTTGGGAAACATTCCAAGGTGTTGTTGCTTACAATTTCTCAAGAGAACATAACATAAAGCGTTTGGAAAATCCAGACACGAAAATACTGCATATTGGCATGGACTTTAACACTAGTCCAGTAACAGCAGCCATCTATGTTCAACAAGGTAGGGAGATGTATCAAATTGACGAAATCCATATGCTTAATTCTAATACCCAAGAAATGGCGGACGAAATATCTAGAAGATATCCAAAAAGCACGATCATCTGCTATCCAGACCCAGCAGGTAATCAACGCAAGACCTCAGCGTCGGGTGCCACGGATTTTACAATCTTACGCAATGCAGGCTTCACAGTCCGTGCACCAACAAGACACAATCTCGTCAGAGACAGAATAAACAGTTACAACGCAAGACTATGCAGTTCGGATGGTGTTAGACACCTCTTTATTGACCCCAAGTGTAAATACACAATAGAGAGTCTTGAAAAGTTCTGTTACAAAGAAAATACTCAAGTTCCCGATAAAGGACAATGGGACCATATGTTTGATGCGGCTTCGTATTGCATTGATTTCATGTTCCCAATCAAACGAGAACGTGAAGACACATACCAACCCAAGCGTTGGACGCACCAAATAGCATAATAGGAAAAAGATATGAATCAAACATTGTTAGAGCAGTATATGTATGCCATCAGCACAAATATGCTGTATCAGCGCAACCAAGACAACTGGGAGTTTTTACTTGACAGTTACATGGGCGGAGAAGAATACAAGCGGGCTGGCTATTTGACCAAATATATCAATGAAAGTCAAAGCGAATACAATGGACGCTTAAACACCACATTTGTAGAAAATCACTGCAAATCAGTGATCCAAACTTATATCAGTTTCCTATTCCGCGAAGAACCAGAGCGTGACCTAGGCTTGCTAGAGTATGACACAACTGTTATGGATTTCTTAGAAGACGCTGACCTAGATGGACGCAGTTTTGATGCGTTTATGAAAGAAGTCAGCATATGGGCAAGTGTGTTCGGACACTGCTGGATCATGATGGCCAAGCCAAATGTCAACGCACAAACACTAGGCGAAGAAATGGCCATGGGTGTCAGACCTTATGTTACATTGTTGACACCACTTACTGTGATGGATTGGGAATGGAGCCGTGATGCCATGGGCCGTTTTGAATTACAGTATCTCAAATACACAGAAGAAGTCAATGACACATTTACCACTATCAAAGAGTGGACTAAAGAAACTATTGTTACCAAGGTTGTTAATCACGAACGCAAACAAGTTGACAGTGAAGTCATTGAAATCAACGGACTAGGTAAAATTCCAGCAGTATTGGCCTACAATCATCGTAGTCCAGTGCGTGGCATTGGTATCAGCGACATTGCAGACATTGCTGGTGCACAGAAATACATCTACAACATGACCAGTGAAGTAGAACAAAGCATTCGTATTAACGGACATCCGGCGCTCTGTAAAACTGTTGGCACAGAAGCAGCCGCTGGTGCTGGTGCTATTGTTACCATGGAAGACAACATGGATCCTGGCTTGAAGCCTTATATGTTGTCAGTGAGCACTGATGTAAATCAAATCTATCAATCTATTAATCACACTACAGAAGCCATTGACAAAATGGCCAACACTGGTTCAATTCGTTCAACAGAAAGTCGTCGTATGAGTGGTGTTGCACAAGAGCAAGAGTTTCAACTTCTCAACGCAAAATTAAGTGAAAAATCTAGTCACTTAGAATTAGTTGAAGAACAATTATGGGAATTGTGGTGCCAATATCAAGGTAAGTCATGGGATGGTGAAATCGAATATCCAAGCAGTTTCAACATCAAAGACAACATGATGGAAGTGCAAAAACTTGTGGCAGCAAAATCTGCGGCTACAGATCCTCGTGTATTGAACTTAATTGACCACGAACTTGTTGAAGCGTTAGATGAAGATCCAAACGCTGTTCTAGGTATTACCAAAGGTGAGTATGTGCCAGCAGAACAAATTAGTCCAGTATATCCGTTTGAACCACACGTCATGGTCAACCCAGAGACTGGTGACAAGTTTTATGCTAGAACAGAAGAAGAACATATTGCCTATGCTGAAATGGGTTATGTTCACAAAGATGACTAAGGAACAATTATGCCAATACATAGAGCAACTGGTCCCCGTGGCGGAAAAGGCTGGCAATACGGTAAAAGTGGTAAGGTATATCCAACAAGAGCAGGCGCGGTTAGACAAGCACAAGCAATTAAAGCAAGCCAGTCTAGAGCGAAGAAAGCAAAGACAAAGTGAAGTTAAAGTCAACAGAGATTAAGGCATATCGTGAAACGCAATTATCACATCAAAATTATAAATGTGCCTTATGCGGTGAAGATATCCAGGACGATGCAGTGCTTGACCACTGCCACAAGACTGGGTTCCTAAGGCAAGTATTACATAGAGGTTGTAACTCATTACTAGGCAAGATAGAAAATTCAATGCCACGCAGTCGTGTAGACATCCGTAGATTAGAGGGCATAGCCCACAACCTCGTTAATTACTTGACAACAACACATACAGAGATTAGACATCCAACACATAAAACACCAGAGGAGCGTAAAATGGGAAGAGGTCGTGGAAGAGGCAAGAAGCCACCAAAGCGTTAATTGGGCTGATTACTTTTATAAGATAAGACAGCAATGCCCTTGGAGTTATGCCGCATGGCAACGAGGGCAGATTTTACTAAGGCGACAAGGACTGCCACAAGACTTAGGCGAATATCAAGCCATAGTCTATGTAAGCAGCCTAAATCGCAGAAGACTCAAAAAGTTATGTGCTAAATTAAACACAAGCAAAGAATATGAGTGGTTATGGAGTCATCCTGGTTATGGCCCATATGCTACACCAGTTCCTTGTTTAATACAGCAAAATCGCCGTGTTTTAGACGAAATTCGTGCTAAGATTAGCGATACACATAAATAAACATAACTCTAAAGGAGGCGAGGTTAACAATGACCGATCAAAACATTGGCAACAACGACATGGGAACTGATCCCGCTGGCGATACAGCAAATCAGGCACAAGCCGCTAAGACATTTACGCAAGATGAAGTCAACGCAATACTGGCAAGAACTAAATCTCAAATTGAGAAGAAGTTTGCCAGCAAATACGAAGACTTAGGTGATCCAGACGAACTACGCTCAATTAAAACTGAGTATGAAAAGCGTCAACAGGAACAACAACTCAAGCGAGGCCAATTTGATGAGGCCATTAAAGAATTAGCAGCCAAAAAGGATTCTGAAATCCAAAAGAGAGATGCGATTATTAAGGATTACAAAATTAATACGCCAATACTCAGTGCCGCGGCTCAGTTTAAGGCTGTAAATGCAGACCAAGTAAAAGCGTTGTTAAGCAATCAAGTAAGACTTAATGGTGAAGGTGAAGTTGAAGTAGTTGACACCAAAGGTGCAGTTCGTTACAAAGATAACGGCACACCATTAGCAGTAGAAGACTTAGTGCAGGAATTCCTATTAAGTAATCCACATTTTGTTCAACCTACTCCAGCAACTACTAACACACGCTCAAATATCCAATCGGGTATGCCAGCGAATGTTGATGTCTCTCAGTTGGATATGCGGAACGCAGAACATAGAAAACTATACGCCCAATCAAGGGGCGTCAAAGCCTAAAATCTAATTAAGGAGATATTATCATGGCATTTAATGCAAATAATGCAGGAGCATACAACAGCGGCACAAACGCTGGAGGTATGGCAGATGTTTTCACAAACCTATTGGGCGATGCTCAATTTGCGGCTTATGAAAACTCAATCGCTCGTCAAATCGTAACAGCATTTGACTATCCAGTGAACGCTGGTAAAACAATTCAGATCCCAGTTTACTCTGCTGTAACAGCAGGTTCTTTAACTGAAGGAACTGCACCAAGTCCTAGCGAATCTAACGCACAAGCAGTGTCAATTTCATTGGCAGAAATCGGAACTTATTTCCAAGTTACTGACTTCTTGCGTGATTCTGCAGAGCGCAATGTAATTGCTGACCTAGGCCTAAGTGCTGGTCGTGCTATTGCTGAAAAGATGGACAGAGATGTATTCGCTTTGTTCAACAGTTTCTCTTCAAGCGTTGGAACACAAGACAGTGCTATCACTGTTGACAACCTATTTGATGCTATCGCTACATTGCGTGGCAACAAAGTAACTGGTCCTTTATTCGCAGTTGTTGGCCCACGCCAAGCATTGCAATTGAAGAAAGCCCTTTACAATGCTGGTGGCACTGTTGCTACTGCTAGTGGCTTAGGTAGTGCTGTATTGGAGCGTGGCTTCATTGGCACAATCGGTGGATGCACAATTTTTGAAAGCAGCCTAGTTAAGTCAGACTTAGACACAGACGCAGACAGCGAGTTGAACATGGTTGGTGCAGTATTTGCTCCAACAGCATTGGCTCACGTAATGCGTGGTGGTGTGAACTTAGAGACACAACGCCAGGCCGCAAGCCGCGCTACTGAAGTTATGTTGACTGCTGTTGTTGGTCAAGGTATCCTTCAGAACAGCCACGGTGTTAAGATCGTTGGTTCTGCAACTGACTAATTGAGTAATTTCTAAGTGTTCTGACACTTAGATTCTCCGACCCCTCTAATACTACTAATATTAGGGGGGTTTTTCTTGAGTGGACTAAATACTCGTATAGCAATGAGTAGGACTCATTCGCATCTTATTAACGGAAGAAGGACTTCTTGACATGGCATACGCTACCCTTGACGACTTATTGCAGGTCGAACCTACTATACAGGATTATGGTGTTCTTGATTGGGACACTGAACTGGCACGAAGTGAAACTGAAGTCAAGAGGATCATCAAAGTCCGTTGGTGGCAAGGATATGCTAAGTCAAGAAACATTACCACAGACATTGATTTCGACAAACTTGACGATACTCAATGGACTCAAGCCACTGTATATCACGCACTAGCATATCACATTTGCGCTAAACTAACACAGTTTAGTGGTGCTGAACCAGATAAGTTCCAAGTAATGATGGAATACTATCAAGGTCGCTTTGAACATGAAATTGATTTAGTGTTACGCGAAGGTGTCAAGTATGACATTGATGGCGACAGCACTTATGAATTCAACACAGAAGTTCAAAGTCGTGATACACAGAGGTTACGCAGATGAGTTCTAGTCTAAGACAGCAAATCGCTGACTATCTCGTAACAGCAGTCAGAGAAATTGAAGAGCCAAGAGTAGCCTTTGTTACACTTGAGCCATTCAATGTTCTTGAGATTGCCATCACACAATTCCCAGCAGTTCTAGTTACCATGCGTGAAGAAATACGCGAATCTGTCACCATGGGTGTGCCTGGTGTTGGTCGCCGTATGGGCACACTGCGTTTTGAAATTCGTGCCTATGTGCGTGGCAATAACTTAGATTTAAAACGCAATGAATTATTAGAAGCACTAGAAGAACAATTAGAACGAGATCGCTATCTAGGTCTTTACAATCAAGGTGTGTTAGACAGTCAGATCACTACAATTGAAATTGTAGATCGCATGCCTCCCTTGGCTGAAATGCTGATTGAACTAGAAGTAAGATACAATTATTTGAGGGCATCAACATGAAAATTGAATTAAAGAAACACTCAATGACACGCTGGTGTCAAGAATCAGAATTAGAACTAATGAAAAGTGCAGGCTGGAAGCCAGTCAATGCACCAAAAGAACAGGCAGGAGAAGAGGTTATTCGTCTCAAGCCCCCGGTGAAGTCTAAGGCGACCGTAACAGCCGTAGAAGAAGCCAATATTAACCAACAAGGAGACGAATAATGGCCATACTAACAGGTAACAATGGCGTCCTAAAATTAGACGCATCAGTAGGTGGATCAGTAGCCACAATCGCCGCAGTAAGAAATTTCTCAATTGAACTTACTCGCGACACTATTGAAACAAGCACCATGGGCGTAGATGTAAGAACTTATATCAACGGCATGAGCACATGGAGTGGATCAGCAGATATCTATTTTGATTCTGATGCATCAACAGGACATCTTGCTGTTCACACAGTATTGAATCCAACAAGCGGCACAGTGGGCCAAGGCACATTGACCTTTGAAGGTTTTCTTGCTGACACAGCAGCCAAATTTAGCGGTGAAGTAATCATCACTGGCTTTACAGTAAATTCAAGCATGGACGGTCTGGTAGAAGCATCTATCAGTTTCCAAGGTTCTGGTGCTTGCACATTCACAGCCTAAGGAGATAAATCATGGCCGTATTAACAGGTAACAACGGTGCAATTTCTATTAACGGAATTGCCGTATTAGCAGTGCGTAATTTTTCTATTGAAATGACACGCGACACAATTGAAACAAGCGTAATGGGCACAGATGTCCGCACTTATGTTGCAGGCATGAGCACATTTAGTGGTTCAGCAGATGTGTATTTTGATCCAGACACTGCCACAACTGGCTTTGATGCCGCAGAGTCAACATTTAACCCAACAGCAGGTCTAGTTGGTGCAAGTGGTGTCACTGGTAAGTTCTATGTTGCATTAGATGCCACTGGCACTAATGTGGACTCAGCATTTACAGGCACAATCATTGTCACTGGTTATACAGTAAACAGTTCAATGGATGGTATGGTAGAAGCAAGCATTTCCTTCCAAGGCAGT